TTGGCACCATGCGGACGACCGGACCCTTGATCACCGCGAACGGAAACAGCGGCAGATCGGTCAAAAACTCGGCCAGCGCGTCATAAAACCCGCCGGCCCGCAGCATATCGTCGATTTTGTCGGAAGCCGCCTCGGACTGGGTCATCGCATTGCGCCGGGCGGCCTGCTGCGCGGCGTGCATCAGCCCCTGGTAGCGCATATGGACGTCGCTCTCGGTGACCGGCTGGCTGCCGGCCTGCAGGGTCTGCACCTCGGAGCTGATAAGCTGCAGGATCGCCGCCTGGATATCGGGCGGGATCGGCGGGTCGGGCTGCGGATCGATGTCCCAGGGGCGGGCGGCGCCGAGGTACACGTCGCGCAGCAGACTGGTAGCCCCGCGGCACTTAACCGCGACCAGCCTGGAATAGACCTCCGACCCGCCAAACTGCTTGATGAATGCCAGTTTCTCGGGATCGTACTTGCCCTCGAACATACGCTGCGCCCGCAGCAGGCGGGCGTTGAGCGGGTCGTTGCCGGTGTTGCGGTGCAGCCGGAAAATCTGCCAGCGCGCCCTCACAAAAGCCCCGAGATCGGGTGGTTTCAGGGGTCGCGCGGCGTCGGACAACTGCGCCAGGCGCTGGCGCTCACCCTCGTCGAGCTGCGCCGGGCTGACGACGCGCAGCAGCCCGCCGGACCTGCTGTAAGCAGGCGGGGTCGAGGAGCTGACACCGGCGAGAGCCTGGGGCAAACATCACCCCTTACCAGAGAAACTATGATTAGTTATGCTGAGTGTCCGCGATACTGTCAACATGTTGTGGATGCTATGGCTAAGTCGGCGCTAAACGTGGTAGGGCTCGACGACGCCCTGATACCGCCCCTGATCGTCGACCTGGCGCAGGGGATCCACCGCTACAGCGTCATCGCCGAGCGCTACGGCTTCAGCGAAGGCGAGCTGCTCGAATACCTGCGGGACAACCCCGCGGTGCGCCGCCTGGTGCGCCGCCACAAGGCGTCGTATGAAAGCGACGAGGCGGTCCACAAGCGGATCCGCCTCAAGGCCGGGCTCGCGGTCGAGGAGACCATCGAGGACATGGTCGCGCTGATCCGCAGCGAGACCACCCCGACCGGGCAGAAGATCGACAGCTTCCACAAACTCTCGCGCGCCGCCGGCACTGACGGCGGCGGCAGCGAGGGGCGCGCGGCCGACGGCGACGGCGCCACCCGCTTCAACCTGAACTTCATCTTCAGCGACGGCTCGCGGCAGCAGATCAGCCTGACCGACCCTACCGTAGGGGACTCGCCCAGGCTGGCCCCGCCCGTGCTGGAGCATGAGCCGGCATGACCTTGGACGAATACGCGAAGCAGGCGGCGGCCGCCACCTCACGCTGGTATGGCCGGGCGGCGCGGTTCAACGCCCCGCCGCAAGACTGGGTATCGTGCGCGGACTGGTACAAGGCGCACTGGGCGGCCAATCCCTGGACATCGCCGGTCAAACCCGATCCGGGAGCGCCGCCGGCATGAAAACCACTAGCTGGCCTTTGTACCTGCTGGTCGCCCTGATGGTGGTCTTCGCGGCGCTGCTCTTCCTCAAATAGATGGACCTCGACTACAAGCCGCCGCCGACCGTCGAGCGCTTTATGCGCGACAACGAGCACATCTTCCGGGTGATCGTCGGCCCGATCGGCTCGGGCAAGTCGATGGGCTGCATCATGGAATTGCTGCGGCGGGCGTGTAACCAGGCGCCCTACCAGGGGACCCGCTACAGCCGCTTCGCGCTCGTCCGCAACACCCTGCAGCAGCTCCGCCAGACCGTGCTGGCCGACGTGCAGACCTATCTCGGGCCGATGGTCCACTACTACGTGACCGACTCGACGATCCAACTGCGCTCGGTCCTGCCGGATAAGACCAGGCTCCACTCGGACTGGACGCTCATCCCGTTAGATACCAAGGAGGACATCCGAAGACTGCTCTCGACCCAGCTCACCGGCGCGTGGATCAACGAATTAAGAGAAGTCCCAATCGAAGTAGTATCTGGATTATTAGGCAGGCTCGGCCGCTATCCATCTAAATTAATGGGCGGCCCCTCCTGGTTCGGCCTGCTCGGCGACACCAACCCGTGGGACACCGACAGCCCCTACCACGACCGGTTTGTGTTAAATCCCGACGAGCGCTGGGCCCTCTACCACCAGCCCTCCGGGATCGGCCCCGCCGCCGAGAACCTCGAAAACCTGCCGCCGGGGTACTACGACAACCTCGCCGGCGACCGCGACACCGACTGGGTGGGGGTCCACGTCGAAAGCGACTGGGGCACCTCGAACGCCGGCCAGGCGGTGTTCCGCAAGTCCTTCGACGCGCCGACGCACGTCCGCGACATGACCCTCAGCGTCAACCCGCATAGACCTCTGATTGTCGGCCTCGATTTTGGCCGCACCCCCTGCGCCCTGATCGGCCAGGTCGACAATTATGGAAGACTCATCGTGATGCGCGAGGTGGTGACCGAGGGGATGGGTTTAATTCAAATGCTCCAGGAACACCTGAAGCCGGTATTGTTCACACCCCCCTTTGCCGGCAGCCGGGTGTTTGTCGTCGCCGACCCCGCCGGGATCCAGAAGAGCCAGATCACCGAAGAAACACCCTTCGATGTGCTTAAACAAGAGGGGTTTCTCGCCTACCCGGCCTCCTCGAACGCGATCGACGCCCGCCTGACCGCGGTCGAGAAATTACTGCGGACCTCGATATTGCGGGAGCCCGGGCTGCAGATCGACCGGGCCGGGTGCCCGACGCTGGTGACCGCCCTGGGCAACCGGTACCGCTACCGCCGGCGCCGCGACGGCCAGCTCGACGACATCCCCGAAAAACTCCACCCGTGGAGCGATGTCAGTGACGCGCTGCAATACATGGCGCTCGGCGCGACGTCTAATTATACCGCCCGGGCAATGGCCCGAGACCGCCCCCGGGCGCATTCCCGACCGCTGCCCGCCGCAGCCTGGACCTGATCAACTTTTTGCGAGGCGCCCATGCATAGATTACATGGGTAGCACAGCCGCGCTATTATTATCCTGGGCCGTTTGAGGACGACCTTCATCGTGTTGATTTAATATCACACCTTTGATCCTTATCATCTTAACTCTGGTTGCTCTTGACTCCACCCAGAGCGAAGGTATGGTTAATCCTTCAGACCAATTAAAACACTTCGACAGGGAGAACTTTCGCCCATGTCCACGACCATCACCATGAGCCTGCGCCTCGACACCTGGACCGATGCCCAACAAATGGGCGGAGTGCTGGGGCAGTTCGATCATATTTTAGATGAACTCAACGATGCGGTGGAGCACAAGCGGCTCACCGGCCGGGAAGCGCTGCAGGATCTGGGCGACGCCGTACAGTCTATTACCAAGGGCCTCGGCGAAAGCCGGACCGACAGCGTGCACCCGCGCCTGAAAATTATCATCGATACCGAGGAATAAAATCACATCAATCGCAGCCTGCGATAGTCTGTCACCCATCGCCGCGAATTTTAAGCACTAGGGGGAGCGCCCGGGTGAACGGTCAAAGAACAGGCGGGGTGACAATCTGGCTTCCCCTGGGTAGCTGGGCTGCCGCACAAAAATCGATTGACGTGCTGGTGTTCTTCCAGGCAGTCGTCGACAACCTCAAAACCAAGGTCGAACGGGGGGAGATCACCGAAGCGCAGGGATTAAAAGCGATAGGCGCAGCCGCCGCCCTGGCCCAGGAGACTATCGACCTTTTTAAATAATTCAAGGCTTGCGAGATTTTACCTGCGGTCTTGCCTCTTCCACTGTTTCCAGCACTTCATTAGAGGGAATGTAGTAGCGCCGGCGGATGCTCGACGGCCGGCGGTTGATGTTACCCTCGATCGTGTCGATCTCGATCGAGAGATACCCCTCGGCGATCCGCGAGCTGATTGCGCTGTCTATCGTGGGGATACTGATCTCCAGCTTCTCGGCCACCTCGGCGCGCGACGGGAACGGCTCGCTCTTGTGGTAGAGCCCGACGATGTATGCCAGTAATTTAGCAGCCTGACGCGGCGGCCTGAATAACTTGTCGTTGTTGTCGAGCAGCATCTGGGTGATGGCCTCGACGATCGCCGGGTCGGTATAGAGCTTATCCTCCCACTGCTTTGAGGATTTCCTCGGAGTCATATTCTTCACTGTAGCGGTGGCAATCATATCTCCTTGCTTTAATATCAGATCAACGCTCGCAGGTTTGCCCCCGCCCTTTGCCTTGGACATGGCTCGCTCCCTTAAACCCCACGGGGCCCGTGGTGATCTGCCCCATGTTCGGTCTGCCCCGACCCGCCCCACAGCGGGGTCGCACAGCGCGACATGTCGCACGGTGCGACACAGTAAGTATAGGAGGACTGGTTAAAGCGCAAGTAGGTCTATAGAAGTAAACCCGCCTGATACAAAACATTACACCCCCATGACAGCGCCGGCGACGCGCTTTTCAGGGCGCACCGCCGACTCAACATGTCAAGATGGCCCAAAGTTTCAGCGACTCTTTGTCTCAGTCCTCCTTGCGGCGGGTGTGCCGCGGCTCCTCATCGCGCTTGGTCCCTGAGTGGTGGCCCCCGGAGCGCGCCGCACCCTCCTCCTCGGGCGGGGGAGGCGGGGGAGCCGGGACCCATTTGACGATGTGACCCTCGTCCGCAGGCTCGGCGACGCGCATCTCGATACCGCCCAGCTCGACCGGCTCGCCGGGGAACTTGTCGCGATGCCAGTGGGCGTGCTGCTCGACGAGCCAGTTCCACCAGTGCGGCATCTCCCAGCTCTCGTGCGTCGCCAGCACGACGACGTCGTTGGCTTCGGTGAGCCCGATCAGCCAGTCGAAAAAACCCTCCGGGACCGCCTCGGTGCGCTCGACCGGGACGTGATCAAGGATGCTGCTGGTGTCGACGACGCTGACGCTGTGATGCTGGGTTGGGGTTTCGCCGGCCCTGTCGCTGCGCTGGTCCGGCTGATACTTTTGGTCTGCTGCGGCTACCGGCATCGGTTCCTCCATTTGTTTAAAGGGGTCAGTGGGTGTTTAAGGGTCAGTGGGCAGTGTTTCCGGAGCCGGTGCGGGCAAGCTGGACCGCCTGGAGCATCGCCTGGAGCTGATGTCTGACCATACGCTCGGCCTCCGCGATATCGACCTCGAACTCGACCGCGCAGCAGCCGCACGGCAGCTTCATAGAATAAACCACCATCATGTCGAGTGTAATGCCCAGGCTGAAACTGGTCGCCGAGACGGTCCTTATGTCCTGGTCAAGCGGGACGTTGTAGTCGGTGTGGACCTCGATATCGGGCATGCGGTTCTCCCAATAGTGCCCTTGGGGTGATTTTTTTAACGTACACCGGGCACAAACAGAAACACTGTGAGCAGCACGACCGCGATCCACGCCAGCCATGACGAGGCCCACGGGTAGGCCGCCACCGGCGCGACCGGGAGCAGGCTGAGGAGCCACAGGAAGAGGGTTACCACGAGCAGGATCTCGATGATCATTACTCTTGTTCCTATCTGGGTCCCCCTTCGGGGTCCCGCTGATTATACGGTTCCTCTTCAAGGTCCCACTTTGCGGCTATCTCGCCGGCGCAGGCGGCATAGCCGGCGCCGTCGATGTAGTCGTCGAGGTTGAACTTGCCGCTGTAGCGCCGCGACACCTTGAACAGCTCCAGCATGTTGGCGACGTCGAGCGCGTCGAGGATGGGGATCCGCTCGACCGGGAGGAGGCTCTGGCGCGCCTTGGCGCGCAGCAGGGCGTTCCACGCCTCGGCGGTGTTGATGAAGTTGATCGACTTGTCGCCGTGGGTGACCCGGCGCGGACCGCCGACCAGGCCGGCTGCGACCCGGCACAGCTCCTCGGCAGATAAAAAAGACGGCGGGTGAGAAACCGGAATACCGGAAGGCGGCTCGTTTGGGGGGACAATCTCGGTCGAGAACATGGGGGGACGATCTCGACCGTTTGAGCCGACAGGATCTCGACCGGAGGGCGATGCCGGAGGCTGCTGTTGGGCGTCCACACCCGCGTCAGTCATCGGCATTCATCCCCCCGGCCACCGGTCCGAGTGCATGACCCGCCGAGATTGGGGACCCGGCAGGAGCACCTCTCGGCCGGAACCCGCCGCAGAGGTAAGGAGAACGACCGGACGGAAAAGCAACGAAAAACCGTCCGACCGCAAGTGAAGCTACCAGAGAACTCATGGTTAGTCAAGCCCGCCGCCTGGCGCGAGTGAAGTGTGCAGTCACGTGTTTCGCTTCGCTCAAACCCTTACCCTGCGAGTGAAGTGTGCAGTGCGGGCCAGCTCATCGCGCAGATGCGCCAGTGACACTCGACTGACACCGGAAGATATCTGGTGACGGCGCAGCCGCTGGGTCAACGCCCCGACGGTCAGTGACAGAAGCTGCGCGGCCTCGTGCCGCGGGATCTCGGCGCCGCTGTCGTCGGTCACCAGGACCCGGGCGCGGCGGCGCGCCGACGGGAGCTGCTCGGCCTGGCGCAAGCGTGTCGGGGGCGGCGCAAACCCGAGTATTTCCGACGGCGTCCAGCCCTGACGGTAACGATACACGATGGTCGACTTGGAGACACCTGTTGCCTGTGACCATTGGGCGAGGCTGCGGGTGGTGTTCCCGACGGTCAGGGATATCACTTCAGGGCTTCAGGCCGGGCAAACACCCCGCCGCGTCCGCGCCGCCAGGGAATAATGCGCAGCGGCTCCCGACACCAGGGGTAGTCCATCATCCGCTGCAGCTTGACCCGAAGGTCCGACTGTTTTTGGCTGGACATCTCGACCTCCCTGGACCGAGGACTAACTAGAAGTCCTATCGTTACTCGATCGTTTTAGCGGGGTCAAGCGGGTCTGTACAGGCCCTACAGTAGGGCGCAGATACAGGCGCGCCCCTGCGCGGAGTTAGCCGCGCACCTCAACCCCGATCGTCACCGTCACCACGACCTGCACTTCTCGACTGGGTGTTCTAACGGGGGGCCTGACCTCCCGGGCGGGCTTGGCAGCCTCGGGGGGTAAGGGCTCGACCCCAAACAGCTCGACTTCCGTGAGTCCGAGGGCGGCGGCGAGCTTCGGCCGAGTGTCTCGATTGGGGAGGCTGTCGCCGGACAAATAGGCCGAGATGCGGTCTCTGTTGCGGGACACATCGTAGCCGCGAGCGTCTTTTGTAGTGCCCCAAATGCGGCGGGCCAGAGCCGAATTACTGAGATTTTGTCCCGCCATTGTTGTGCGTAGTGTGTCGGCGAAGTGTTGGTGTTGTTTCGACATGACTTATCCTTTACTGGGCGGCACCAGTATAGGACGACGAACAGGTCTGTAGAAGTCCTATTACGATGCAGTGACAAGGTCTGCGGCAGTCCTAATGAGGCTAGGTGTTTAAGTTAACCAGGTCTGTAGCGATCCTAATGAGGCTAGGTGTCGAAGCGGTGTACCTAACGGCCGGGCCGGGCCACCCCCACCCCCGGACAGGTGGTCCCCCCGGGGTGGCGGGGGGGTCTGTCCCTGTCATTCCCGACTGTAGGGTGAGGCAATGGGAATAAAGGCCGCCCCCCCTAGGTAGGCTCGGCACTCCGCTGCGCCCTACCGTAAGGAACTCAACACGATGGCGACCCTACAGAACGGCGCGGCGATACCCGCGCAGCCCGACGCAAGCATGGTTCAGAGTGAGATCACGCGCGCGTTTGCCGTGATCATCTCGCACGGTGAAGACGCCAAAGACGCGCGCGGCATGGCCCGCGATGCGACCAAGGCGGAGCGCTCCGCGCGCCTCGCGACGTTCGCTGGCATCGCCAACGCCTCGCTCACTCAGGGATGGACCCCCGATGCGATCACGCGCGGCGTGGCGCTGGCCCAAGCCGCACGCAATGCCGAGGCTGCGGCCACTAAGACGCTTTCGGAAAAGACGATCGCGAACATGGCCGGCATCTTCCGGTCTTGCGCGCACGCCACGGCGCGGCGTTTGGTTCCAGCGGCCATTACGATGATCGAGGCCGCGTTCGCGGCGGAGATCGAGGCAAAAGCTGGTAAGACGCTTCGCACGGGCTTCAAGCGTGCGGAACTCGCGTTTACCGCGATCCTCCCGGATTTGGTCAAAGGCCAAGTCTACAAGCCCGAAGACCTGATCACGCTTGCCGAGGATCGCATTGCCTCCGCGCGGATCGACGCCGCTCGCGTCGCCAAGCGCTTCGCGAAGATCATCGGTGAATTGAACGGGTTTGTCGCTGATTTCCCGCACCCTGAGTTGGCGCAGGCGATCACCCATCTATCCATGTTCACGGCGGAGGAACTGGTAGAGGCGCGCAACATCGCGCAGGCCGGCGATAAGGCGGAAGCCCGCGCGGAGCAAGACGCGAGCGATGCTGGGGCGCCTCTCGAAGGCGCAAGCGACGTTCTCGACACGATCAACGCGGCAGTTCACTGATCGCCGCACGCGCCTAACCTCGCTCCCCAGCAACGGCCGCGCCTCACCGCGCGGCCGTTCGCATGTCTAGATCACGGCCGCGCCTCACCGCGCGGCCGTTGGCGTGTCCGCTCTGGGGAGCCGTTCTAAAGCCCGTCACGCTATGGTAAAGGTTCCGGCTAGGGGAGCACCAGGGAAACCGAATAGCCCATCCCTGCGCCACGGCAGAGGCTGCCAGCGGCATAGCAGGATCAGAGGTAGGATGCACCCCGAGGCAAGGTTAGCGCGAAAGGTGGGGTTAAATATGGATAGCCGCTCTACCTATCAGACAAAACCCAGCATTCGTGCGGCTGACAGCGCACCAATCGATAAATATTATATTCATCGGTGAAGATATAATGCCAGACGGTAGGGCGGCGCAAATACGTCGAGTGACTTGCTTGTGACCAATGGCTTTTGTCACCTGCTGCGGCGAGCTTGAAATGCTAACGGCTCACTTCGCTAATGAGAACGAACAGGTCTATAAAAATGGGCGGTTTCTACAGACTCGATTGCTCAAATCCCAGCGGGCTACGTTGAGAAACTTTTTACACATACGAAACCCTAGAGTTTTGGGGGGGTAGGCTCGACTGATCCGACTGATCCCCCGACTGATAATATATTGATTTTCTTATTTTATTATACATCAGTCGGATCAGTCGGATCAGTCGAGCAAAAAACATAACCCCCCTCGCGAGAAATTTGGTCCTACAGACCTTGTTGTTGCGTGAGATTGGGGTGGTGGGTTGTTTTTTTGCTCCGACTGATCCGACTGATCGACTGATATTGATTTCATTATAGAAAATCGCCCTCGATCAGTCGGAGCAGTCGGAGCTTGTTACACGCCAATACAGTAGGCCCGAAAATCGCTTTCCGTAGGGAGATAAAAAACAACGATAAGGTCTGTACTTCTACATACTATAGACCTCTTCGTTTATTTTGATCTCCCTACGGAAAGCTAAATTTTACCCGTACACCAGTCATAGGAGTTCATGGACAAATGAGTATCCGTAAGAAACTACGGGCACGCCAGCGCCTCCTCCAGAAGCGCTCAATACAGTATGCAGCCGCCCTACGGTCGGGTATGCTGCCCCGGCGAGGTGTAATAACCCACCAGCCTAATTCCGCGAAAAACGCCGCGATATTCGACTATGACACCATCGGTCGCGAACGTCACCGGCTCAACGAACTTAATGACCAAGCCACTTCGTCACCTACCCCCCACGCCGCGAGGTGACAGACTTTCTCCCCGCCGGGTATCTTGACCCGCCGCCAAAGGAAAGGATCAGTCGAGAAATGGCCGAACCCGATCTGAGCTTGCTGGGGCGTCGACTGGAGGCGCTGCAAGCGGATGTCCGTGAAATAAAGTTTGCCGCCGAGGTCGATCGCCAGGACCAGCGCGCGCAGCGCGACGTGCTGGTGCGCCAGCTCGGGACGTCGATCGGCTTGTTCCAGGCATCGGTCGAGAACCAGCTCGTCGACCTGCGCAGCAGCATGAACGAACGCCTGGACCGCATCGAGGTCCTGCTGGCGGCCATGAGTCGATAAGCAGCCCGCTATGGAGCAAGCATCTTACTAACCAGCATTCCTATCACCCCGCCCTACCGTAGGACATAACCCAAGAGAGAGGTCGAGATGAACATGGACATTGACGGATATGTGGACGGCATCATCGAGCTGCTGGCGTCAGCCGGCGTGCCGCGCGACGAGCTTGAGCACGAGGGTACTCGCGACAAGTGCGCGCACATGTTCATGAAGGGCGTCGAGTTCACCGTGGCGGCGCGCGCCGCGTGCCGGTTGCACAACGTCGAGGTGGAGGAGTGACCAGATGCGTAAATACAACGTGACACTTCAGCTCTTCGCCGCCACTGGCGACGACATCGATGTCGATGCGATCAACCCGCAGGTGGCTGAGCAGCGGGCGCGGCTGATCGCAGAGCAGCGGTTCGCGGGGGGCGGATACTACGATTTCACCCTGCAGGAGATCACCGTCGATTGCGTCGAGGACATCACCGTCGATGCGTTCGCGCAGCCCGACCCTGACCGCAAGGTCAATATCTGCCTGCTCGACGGCGCCGGCGCTGCGGTCGAGAACCAGACGTGCAGCGTCGAGGAGGCGGCGCAGCGCGTCGCTGCCTACGTCCAGACGATGGCCGCCGAGGGGCTTGGGGGTTCGATCGAGTTTTATCAACCCGAGGAGAACTGAGATGAAGTTTCACATCGAGGTGTTCAAAATCGAGCGCTTTTCGGCCGTCCTGACGATGGACGCCGCCGACGAGGCACAGGCGCGGCGCGCTGCGCAGGCTGCGCTCGACCAGGGCATGGCCGACTGGACCGACGCATTTCAGCTCGACGAGGGCATCGCCGAGATCGTCGAGCTGTATCCTGAACCCAACCGCTACACCGAGGAACAGCTACGCGCTATGGCCGCTGCTGCCGCTGCTGCTCACAATCCAAAGGAGGACTGACCATGACCGACGAACTAGCCGGCTGGCGCACTTATACCGAGTGCCGGAACTCGATCCAGCGCGCCCGCTGGGGGTATCTTTTAGCTAATAACCAGCTTACCCCCGAGGATGCGAGGGAGATCCTCTACTATGTCGAGGACATCGCCGGGCATCATCCGGTGGTGTCCATGTGCGTCGAGGACGTGCTCGAAAAGGCCGCCTATAGGTGGACCAACCCTTCCGAGGAGATCGAGGATCTGGCCCACTACGCCTGCGCCCGCGTCGCCCGCAAGTACGAGTTCGACCACATGGATACTCTGTGGGATTGGGCGCTCGAACTGATCGAGGAGTCCGCCGCCGAGGATGGGATAACCCTCGTCGAGGGAGAGAGGGAGGTGGAAGAGAAAACTTTTATCATCGACTAAAATCCCACACTAAGATCAGGAGAACTATCATGGATCGAGATAAATTTGGCGCCTTCGTCATCATCTTTGGCCTGCTGGCAGGCATCCTCATGAGCTGCGGCTCGCAGCCATACTGCCACCTTGGCTCGACGCTCGACGAGTGCGAGGGGTACGTGTCTGAGCGGCACGACTAACCCCTGTAACCAGTGTTCCCATAATCACCACACCCCCCTACAGTAGGGTAAGGAGAACTACTATGCTTACCACGATCAACGGATACCGTCGCGACATAGAGACGGCGCAGACCATGATACAGCGTATTAAGGATCATTATGGGCACGAGCCGTGCGAGGTGCGCGACATCGAGGATTTCGCGGACGACCCCGGCTTCAACGCCGACGTCAACGACGTCAGCCGCTGCGCACTGTGCGCCGCGCACGACGTGATCAAGTGGCTTGAGGAGACTTTTCTCGACTTTGTTCGCAGCGAGCTGACCGATCGGGGGCTCGATCCCGACGTCAAGCCGAGGACCGAAGTCTACCTCGTCCAGGCGGTCTACGACGAGTACGACGACTACCCGTGCTCGGTCTGCAGTATCCACCGCACCAAGGCGGGTGCGCAGCGTTGGATCGACAGCGAGCTGGCGGAACTGGCCGCGGATGAGCCCGACCACGGCCGTAAGTTCGAGATCGTCAGCACCGTCGCGTACGACCTCCTCGACTGACTAACCAGCATTCCCATAATCACCCCACCCCCCTACAGTAGGGAGAACTTATTATGTCTGCATTCCAGGTATCGGTCGGCACGATCGATCGCGTCGTGAGCGCCATCATGAGCTTCGACGATAACATCGTCATGCTTGGGATCGTGTGCGACCCCGACACGCTTGGGTGTATGTTGATCGAGCTGAACCAGGAGGCGCTGCGTCAGCGCTATGGCGACGTGCCCGAGGCGTTCGAGTACGCCTATCGGGAGCGCACCGACGAGCATAGCACCCTTGCCAAGCTCAAGGCGGTCGCGTGTCTGCGCTATCAGTGCAGCGAGGGCAACGTGCCGACGCAGCCGCTCTACAAGCTGCTGGAGGCGGTCGAGGACCAGCTCCGGCACTTCGCCGCGCGGCGTTACAACACGATCGCCAGCAAGGTCGAGGAGCTGCCGGCGTACGACGCGCTGCCGTGGGATTTTAGAACCCTGTAACCAGTTGCCTTCGCATCGAGCCTGCGAGGCTAATCGCTTAAGAAACCAGTGTTCCCATAATTACCCCACCCCCCTACAGTAGGGGGAATATAGGAGAACGGCCGTGAATATCTACGAAGCAAAGCAGATCATCACCGCGACCCACCTCGAAGCGATCGAGGGGGGCTACCGGGCGTCCGGCCTGCACCTTGAGTCGGGACCCGGGCTCGGCAAGTCCGAGAGCATCTTTCAGGTCGCGCTGGAGCTGGCGCGCACCATGAACCGCCCGATCGGGCTCGTCGTCATGATGCTGGCGACGGTCATGAGCGTCGACGTGATGGGTTTCATGATCCCCACCAAGGGGGCCGACGGCGACATCAACTCGGTGTTCAGTATTCCTCCCTGGTTCCCCGCTAAATCTAACACTTATGTGGTCGAGCCTGACGGGACCTGGCACAAACCGGGAACCTGGACGGGGGATGTTCCCGAGTTCGGGATCCTCTTTCTCGACGAGTTCTCTCAGGCCGACGAGGACGTCAAGAAGCCGAGCGCCGAGCTGGTGCTCAACGGCAATGTCGGCAATCGCTTCCTGCCGGCGGGGTGGCGGGTGATCTCGGCCGGCAACCGCACCACCGACCGGTCGGGCGTCATGCGCGAGCTGATGCACATTATAAACAGGCGGGCGCGCCTGAAGCTGGTCCCCAGCCTGCCGGCGTGGCTCGCCTGGGCGCGGGCCCAGCCCGACGCGACGCGGCCGCATTACATGACGATCGCGTTTGCCGAGCAGCATCCGGACGTAGTGTTCAAGGACGCCATACCGGCGGGCTCCGAGCCCTACTGCACGCCCCGCTCCCTGGTCCGCATGGATCGCGACATCAGGGCGCTCCGGACGCCGCAGGACCGCAAGGACGACCGGATGCCGATGAATGACCTGGCGCTCGAATACTGCGCCTCGTGGGTCGGCGACGGCGATGCCGGCCAGTATATGGCCCACCTCAAATATGCCGACCTGATCCCTACCGTCGGGGAGATCGTCGCGGACCCGCAGGCTGCCAAGCTGCCGCCGGCTCGGGACGGGCAGATGGTCGCGGGCTACATGCTGGCGCACCACGTCGACGAGGACAATGCGGGGCCGCTCTTCCGCTATCTGACCCGCCTCGCCGTCGAGATGCAGGTGCTGGCGGTGCGGGCGACCCAGACCGACCCCAAGCGCCAGGCGGCGATGATGGCGGCGCCGGGGTTCACCCAGTGGCTCTCGGCCAACAAAGAACTCCTGCTCGCGTCGCACTCATAAGGAGGATCAACATGGAGTTTAACATCAGCGGCAACAGCATAGCGTTCGAGGTGTCGATAGATATTGAAGGTGCAGCGTCTAGTGCCATTGTGAAGCTCGACGGGGGGCAGTGGCGCATAACCCCTCGGCCTTACTACACCGTGTTCCTCATTGATGGCCGGGCACGGATGGATCGAGTGATCGCCGAGGCGTTCCTTTACCTCCACATGGAGTGTGTCAACACACAGCTTAAGGGCAGGGAGTCGGCCGATGGCTAACCCCCGCCAATCCCGGCTGCACCAGCACACCCACCGGGCGAAACACAACCCGCATTACCAGAAGAAGGGTGATTACCGTGAAACTGTCCCCGCAGGCCAGGTACAACCGCTGGGCGCGGCAGCACCCGGAAGTGCGGGCGAAAGAGGCCGAGCGGCAGCGGGAGCGCCGGAGCCGGCCGGACGTAAAGGCGCGGCTCGCCGCTTATTACCGTGAATATCGTCAAAAGAGGAAAGGAGAACTAAAAGTGGACAAGTACACAGTCTGGATAACCCAGGCCAACGGAAGAGGGACCTGCCACATCAGCAGCCACGAGGCGACGGGCGTCGAGGACGCGGCGGCACAGGCCCTCAACGAGACCCAGGATGACTGGGGCGACTACCCGCTCGAACAGCTCAGGGTGCTCGGGATCGCCAAGGGCGAGATCGAGATTATCGAGTGGAACGACTTCGATGAGTAAGCCCGATCACCGCCCATGCCCCTGCGGCTCGGGCAGCCCGTCGCGCTGGCACTACGACGCGCGCGGCATCGAGCTGTTCCGCGGGTGCTGGAGGTGCGCCCCGGACAAGCTCAAGCGCTACCGGCCCGAGGTGCTGACCGACCCGG